CCTGTTCCAGAATTGATATATTTAAAGTTCTTTGGTTTTGCTAAACCGACAACAGGAGTTACTGTATCATTGTAGTCTACAATATATCCCCAACTTGTTCCAGTATTGTTTAATACAATAATGTTAATATCATCGTCTGGAGTATCTCCGCCAACAGTATCTCCGGGAATTGTTAATGTGTCATTAATATTGTACCCATTTCCGCCACTTGCTAGAGTGAAAGTAATGACATTACCATCAACATCTCTTTCGATGTTAAACTGAGCACCAGATCCACTACCACCATCAGCATCCACTACAGCAGGACCAAACGCTGATCCTGTAGCAGTTGCTGTGTAATTAAATCCTGTAGAGCTGATTGATTTACCAATAGTAGAACTTTCAGTTGTATATAAGAATCTTCTATTTCCTACTTGATCTTCTCCATATTCAAGAAACTTAGTGTCAATTAATGCCCTATTACCAACAACCGTAAGCTCTAAAAAGAATTGATTTTCTGAAGTAGAAACCTCTGGTCTCCTTACAATGCTCTTTCCAAGTACTTCAACAAAATCAGTTGATGTTACGTTAGCACCATCAAAAGTTTTTACAAACCATAATACATCTGGAATTTCATTTAATGTTGGGAAGTTTCCGGCAATCTCAACGTAAATTGTTTTAATCCCAACATCAAGTCCCCAAGATTTAGATCTTCTTTCTACAGTAGATTTAAAATAATTTTCTGGTTCATTAGTATTTTCTCCTAGAGTTCCATCATTAAAAACAGAATGTAAATAGATGGTTGGGTATGAGTTAAACTCATCACCAACAGTATTTAATGGAACAGATCCGTATACGTTAGTTACATTATATTCAGATAGACCCTGTGTTTTGATAGTAATATTATTACGAGTAATACTATCTCTTGCTTTGTCTACTGTAACTTCTTTTGTCTCATTATTTACGACTTCAAAACCTTTTACATAAGCTTTTCCTGCTCCAACAGAAAGCACCATCTTCGCTTCTGCTTCATCCTCAGAAAGTCCATTTACTAAATCTGTATCTGTGTTTAATCTGTAGACTCCGTTGTTTCCTTCTTTCTGATAAAATTCTCTCATACTTAGAGAGAAGTTATCTACAACGTAATCTCCAGATTCGTCATAAGTTCTTCTTGCTAAAGTTTCTTCAAGTAAAGTATAATCCGCTGGTTTTACTTCTTTTTCAATAACTCCTTTATTGACTTGTAGTAGTCTAATAAAATTATTATCTGTTGTAGCAAGATAGTCATATCTTACTAAATTTAGACTGATTTTTAATCTGTGAGCACCAGGGGCACTTGCATTAGAATACCCCCGAGCATTATCATACAAAGATGAGTCTTGCTCAGGAGCAACTATTTCTTCAACGATATTAAACCCAACTTTTGCTGATGGTTTATCGTAGTAATTGTCTACAATTACAGTTTGCTTTTCGTTTCTTACAAAGAATCCGTTTACAAAATAAACCCCCTGTTCAACATCAACGGCACTAGCAAATCCCATTGCTGGACTTTGTAGAGACAAAATTGTTTCTGTAACAGGATCAATTACATCGATACTTGTTGGTAAGGCACTACCATCAACACCAACAACAAGTAATGGTGTGTTCACACCACCGACTACTTCTAGAGTTTCACCTTGTCTAAAAGTAGATTCATTATTTTCATCTCCACTTCCTAAGTATTGAACAAATAACGTATCTGCTTGTTTTGTGGTAGCATAATCTGTTTCGATTACATTTGCTACAACTCCAGAGTTTAACCCTCTTAACTGTGATCCAACTAGTTGCTTGATATCATATTTTTGGAAAATTATTTCTCCGTCAACATTAACAGCAACCTCAGACACAGAAGACAATTTAACATAGTCTAACCTTGTATTTAATCCAACTTCACCAGGAATTACCTGTTGACCTTGTTTGAATTGAAACTTACCAACGCTTTCAATTTGATTCTGAAGAATCGATTGGAGGGAGGTTAACTCCCTCGCTTGAATCGAATAACCAGATCGAAAAAGAACTCGATAAAATTCTTTTGCTGGGTCAAAATCATCATTATAAGGAGCTACATTAAGGTTTGTCTTCTGTGGCATCGGATCCCGCCATTATACTAGTTCTCGTGTTACTATTTAGATAACTAAAATCTAAATCAGAACTCAATAACTAGTTTAATGTCTTCAATTTGGTCAGCAGCACGGGTGATAAGTCTTCTATTCTCAACATAGATAACTTCACCACTATTCTCTACGAGTTCACGCTCTGCCAAACCGGTAGTAAACGAAGCTCCTTGTGCAGTACCAGTAAATCCGGCATTAACGCTAGCGGTGGTAGTAATTCCACCAACAGTTTGAGAAAGTTGTGTAGCGTTTTCAAAGTCATAAACAACTCCACCATCAGTATGAAGATCGGGAGATTGGAAATACTTAAGAGTACCCTCATAAGGAGCAATTGTCTGCCCATCATCCAATACCCAAGAAACTACTCTTCCCTTAGCAGTATCACCACTAACCTGGACTTGTTCAAAATCATTATCAACTTGGAAATTATCAGTAGCAGCACTAACCTTAATTGCTTTTAGTGTACTGTAAGTATCTAGAACAGCACGTTGAGTAGTAGCAGTATCAACAGGATCTTGTAGAAGACCGATTCTTCTGAAATCGTTATCTACAGGGAAGTCACCATCACCTTCAGCATAAGTTAGGCGAATGTTTGTCATTACACGCTTGGAGTTTAGTTCATACTCCATATTTGATCCATGACCACCTGGAGGTGAAATTACTGGTTCAAATCCACCAAGGCCAGTACCGGTTGTGGTTGCTACAGTCGTTAAAGCAGCATCAGTGAAAATACCACGGGCGGTGATACCAGAACCAGTACCGGTTGTTAACGAAATAGAACCATAAGTATATCCAGCACCTACAGCACCATTGAGCATAGAATATGCGGTTACAGTACCACCAGCAACTTCAAGTTCTAAAGCAGCGACAGTACCATTAATTTGTCCATCGCCATTAACAGCAGCATAGTATGTTCCGTCGGCAAGACCAGGAATAGTTACAGCAGCACCAGGAGTCGTTGAAGTTGCAACATAAATACTGCCATCAACGGCAAGACCTTCTGTATTAGATCTAGAAGATTCATTAGGAAGATTGACGGGAAGGAAGTCTGTAGATAGGAATCTTAGAACATCTGTAGTACCAATAGTATACATATACTTCCAAAGATATCCATCGGTAGTGGCATGAATACCATTAGGATTCAGATCTGCTTGAGTGCCCACTGGTTGGTCAGTTGAAGTAAAAATTCCAGTTACAGAGTCTTCTCCATTGTAAATACACTTAAATACTTCATAGTTGTCGTTCATTACATAGAACTGAGCATCTGAAAGATCAGTAGAACCAGCTACTGCTGGTGATCTTCCAGTGAATCCTTGATCAGGGTTTCCGCCTGTGTTTGGAGTAGCAGCATAATCTGGTCTGTACATATCCCATGTACGACCACTGATCCAGTTATATCTTGCTACGACATTTCTAGCGAATCCAGGAGTACCAGATGTTTTGGTGATTCTCTTGGCGGCGATCATGTCGTCGTCGATTTGATACCTATAAATTTGGTGATCAAGTGCTTGTTGTGGTACGCTTTCGTTACCATAGTTATACTCTCCGGCAAGAGCAGTAACTCCGGTATCTGATGCTCCATCGTACTCCTTAAGTACACCATTGCCACTATTAACTAATGGAGTTGATAGTGAATTTGTTCCAACATTCGAGAGAATGAGTGATCTTTCTGTTACTTCTTCAATTGTAGCTGTAAAGTCCGCTGCACCGAAGTTTGTGCCAACGTAAACTTGGTTTCCTGCTGTAAAAGAACCGCCACTTACGTTAAAAATTTCAACGGTAGCGTTCCATACCCAAGGACGACCTACAAAGAAGAACATATTTGTTCTATCGGCAACTGGTTCTGCTCCAGTTCCTCCTTCGTTTAGAGACTCTAAAAACTGTGTAGCATTAAAGATCCTAAACTTATCTGAAATGATTGCGGTAGCCATATCTGTTTATTTCTAATCGGGGGTTTGACTAAATTTATTTATAAGGTAATTATCTGGTGGAGCGTAAGTAGTCTCCGTCTAGATGAGATTGAGCAGTGGTCCCGTCAATGCCTCTTGTCACTCCAGTAAACGTTGTAAACGTCTTTCCTGTATAAGAAACCACCTCATTTCCAACTAATAATTTTCCAGAATTTGGGAAATGTTTAATTGGATTATTGTCTGCCGTTAGATCAGCAATGTCTAACGAATACCTAATATTTATAGTTGTATCAGTATTGGTTAAAGGTCCATCTAATAAAGCACCAAATTCTTGAATACTAGGTACTCCAAATCTGATTGTTTCACCACCAATTGTGTATTTAGATAATGAATTTCTTTCAAAGTCTTCAATTGTTAACGTAGGAGTTACACTGGTATAATACGAAATTAGACCAGAAATAGACCCCCCGTTACCATCAATATCAAATACTCCTGTATCAAGGAAAGCATTATTCTCAATAGTTCTTAGGTTAAATCCGACATTGATTGGAGAATAGCGTATATTTATTACTTTATCAGTAACTTCGCCTATTCTATACAATTCAGCAGAATCTGTTTCTTTGAGATAGTCCCAAGGTCTCATTTGTGATTCATTTTGTGCTATAGTAATACTAGAATCTCTTCTTAAAATTTCTGTTGGTTCTAGTAAATCTACATACGTTACATTGTCATTTAATAGTACAAACGAAGTTAAAACAACATCAGTTTCAATAGAATCAACAGCACCAGCACTCATCTCACGCTCAATCTCTACTGTCTGAATTCCATCAGGACCAAGATTTAATTCTGTGAGAGATGTAATAATCTTGTCAAGATTTTCCTTGAGAGTTGTAATAATTTCAGTGATCTTACTAAATGATCCAGCAGAGTTAATTCCTCCAAGTCTCGAAGTTCTATCTGGAGTGATAATTTGAGTAATTTGTTTTGTTATATTAATTTCAAGAGGAATAATTTTCCTAATTATGTTAGTAATATCAATATATCTTGACTCAACTGGTAAACGATTAGCAGCATCTATAACTGCTCTTTGTTGATCAATTATACTTACTAATTGATTGAATACTTCACCAGATGCCGAAGCATTTAAACTGTATTCATGATTTGGACCAGTAAGAACAATTTCCTTCACTAAATCTAAATCTAGTGTAATAATCTTACGTAAAGTGTTGGTAATGTCAATATATTTTTCTGGTAATACAGATTCTACTGTTCTTGTCTGCTCAATAAAATAATTGATCTCGCTAAAGAACTCACCAAAACTTACTGTTGGCAATAAACCTTCAATAAAGAGAGAAGCTTCTTGAATAAGTTTATCTGAAATACTAGTGTTTAATGGTTCTAAATCAATAATTTTAATAACTTCTTGACCTTCAGCAGGACTTAAGTTAAATTTATTTTGAGAAGCAACTTGTTCCTTAAAGTTTTCAATTAAAATAGTAAACCTTGTTATAGTCTCGTTACTGAGAAGAACTGATGCTTTTGATTGATCTGGTTGAATCAGAATTTCTTTCTTTAACTGTTTAATTTGAGTTTCATATTCAAGGTCTAATCTAGAAGTAATTTGAATTTCTAGTTCTTCTTCCATAGAGACAGGAGGAATAGAAAAATCAATAAATTTTTGAACAAAGACTTCATTTGGTTCTGCTGGTTGAATTACATCTGCTTTTTCTGGCCAAATATTATTTACAATCTGGTTTTCTACATCTTGTACTGAATCCACTGTAATATTAAATGGAATTGTTTTTACAACTTCAGATCTATTTGGTTTTATATCAAGTTCTTCACCAACTCTTGATTCCAAGAAAAGTGTAACTGCTGATTCAGCGAGTTTTTGAGCGGAAGCAGAAGAAACTTGAGAGATTGAAGTGATTGTGAGAGGTACAGAAATTACAGATACAAATTCTGGTATTAATCTAAAGTAATCACCAGCATTGTGTGTTGTTGCTATAGTATTTTCATATCCACGTTCTGCTTGTAAGAATCTATTGTTAACTAAATCGTTACCATTATAGAATACAAGTTCTTTACCAATAAGTAATTTACCTGTGTCTGGGAACAATCTGGTGCTACCAGCATAGATAATGTTTGTTGTTTCTGTCAAAGGAGCATCTAAGAAGGCACCCAAATCACTGCTAGTTCCTAAGAATACTGGAGTGAGATCTCCCTTGATATCCAAAGTTACAATGTTTGTAATATTCTCAGTAATCTTTAATTCTATTTGTCCAGAAGTATTAGTAGATTCTAAAACACGTAATACTTCAAATGTAACTTCTTGTGGAGTAACAACCTTTTGTTCTGTAATAAAAGTAAATACGGAAGTTACATAAGGATCAACTAGGGTTACTCCTGCTTCAATTCGTGGTTCAATTATTATAGTAGTATCTGCTTCAAGAACCAATTGAATTGGTACTTCAAAGACAGTAAAGATAGCAGTAGCAGCATCACCTTCAGACTCAGCAAAGATGTTAGCACTAGCAATAATATTTTGAATTCTATTCTGAATAGTGTATGGAAGTACAATTGTATCTTCTTTTTGGAACTTTCTTTCCTTTATAATTTCATATTCTCTAGCAACAATTACTTCTGGTGCTTCTTCATACCCACTACCCCCAGAAACTAATTCAATATCTATTACGTGTCCCGTAACAGGGTTAATAACAACTTTAGCAGCAGCTCCACCACCACTATTCGTTTGAGGAATAAAATATAAATGTGGGGTTGTAAAGTAATCTCTTGTTGTTCCTGGCGTGTTATTTTCGAAATCTCTCTTGTTCCAGATAAGATCAACAACAGATCCATTTTCTACAACAGCATCTACAGTAAGACCAAAACCATATCGTCTTCCACTATATTTTGTAGCAATAATTTTTCCGTAGTGTTGATGTGACGAGAATGATAAAGAACGATAATCTCTAGTATAAACTTTTTCTGGTATAGATTTTACTGTTCTATAATTCTTTTCACCATCAATTTTAATCTTATCTCCAGGTAAAATTGAAGCACGAAGTTTATTCTTTGTGTTCCATGCCTTTACATTATTCTCAGTTTTATACAACCAAGGAGCAACGATTGTTTTACCAAGAACTCTTACACCATCAGCATCTGTATCATAAGAAAAATTAACTGTGTATGTTCCTGCTAAAGTATAAGTTATATTAAATTTCTTGTTGTAAAACTCTAACGGAGCAGTGTCATCATAGTCCTCATTTCTTCTACTTTCAACTACTAGTACAACTTGATCGGTAGAGGTTCTTGACGCTATAACTCTTCCGAGAACCATCGATCCTTGATATACTATAGTGTAATTTGCTGGATCAACTGAAGAGAGGTTAGTGCTGAATTCTGTATCTACACCAACTCCATCAATAGTAATAGTATATTGGTTAGTATATCCATAAGGTTCAAAATCATAACCAGTTAAACGAGCATCTCTATTCCTTCCATATGGAACTAAAATATCAACTCTTTGATAAATGTCAATACCACTTTCGTCGGAGTATTTTCTTAAAGGTTCTGTAAATCTGATAGTAGATCCACTGATCGTATATGATTTACTATTTTGTAGAACACCATCTACAAAAACTAAAGCATATAAAGGTTCTGAAATATCAGTTACTACAGAATTAACTTCATCTATAATTTGATGACTAATTCCGAAAGCACCACGTTTAATTGTTAATCTATCATAATTTCCGATTCCATAGATGAAACATGATGAACGATTGATAAACTCTTCTGTTTGTGCTTCTTCATATGGAGACTCAACAAATTTTGGAGGTTCTGTAAATACAATTTTATCAGTTACCAATTCAGATTCAGATCTTACGATATAATATGAATTTCCAAATTGGGAGTTCTCATTATCTTTATATCTTTGTAAAACTGAATCAATTGTTACTAAGAAATTTTCAAATGGTTCAGATTTAACAATAGAACCATCTGACCAGAATAAATCAAACTCAGTTTTTTCTCCGTCAAATTGACCAGAAATGTCATTAATTTTTCTAAAATATCTATTATTATAAGCAGAATTTCTAAATGTAAAATACTTAGCGAAGAATTTTTGTGCTCCAACTTCTTGCCCTTCTACAATTCTAGTTCCAAAAGGAGGTTCGGAGAATATAATAGTAGATCCGCCAGGACATATAAATGATTCTCCTGGTTCCTGTAAAATTCCATCCAAAGTTAATACAAGATTATTTTCTCCAGCAACAGAAATAATATTTCCTGTTTCTTTATTTTTTAAATTGAATGTATCTAAACCAATTTTTTGTCCTGTATTTGAATCAAAATTTCCTGTAAAATCTTGAATCAATTCAACTTCAAAAATCTGAGTTTCATCAAAATCATACTGATCTACAGCAATAGTTCCTTTACCTCTTCTAGCATCAATTACTTCAGAATTTAAAATTGAGAGTGTTGTCTTTGTTACTTTGCTACTAGAATATACATTAATTTTTGGTAAATTTATAGTTGATACTACGGATCTAGAAACAGATTCAGATTTTAAACTATCTACTTTAGCTCCGGCATCAATAACCATCTCACTGAACATTACAAATCCAGCAGGATGGGTTGTATCTTTAACTAAATCTCTCCAATCGTTAATAGAAGTTTTTGATCTAATTACATAAGAATAATCTTGATAGAAGAAAGAATCTGTAATTCTTTGTGAAGGAGAATCCAAGACTCCTTTTTCTCCAAAAAATCTTCCTAAATTATCAGAATATGATTTTAAATCTAAATCAAAAGTTGTAGTCAAATCTGCTACTACTGTCGCTATACCAGATGAAAGTTGTTGATTAGTATAGAATTTACCAGATACATTTCTCAATTTTAAGATGTTTGTTCCTGCTCTCCAATCAGTTACAATACCAGAAGCATTGCCTTGACTGACTACCATTCCATTTCTGAATGAATAGTCTTCAAAGTCTTTAATTAATAATGTTACGTTAGAAGTATAATCTTTTAATAAGGTATTATCCTTATTAAAAGAACTTCCACTATTTTCAACAGAAACAGTTCTAACTAGTCCAATATCATTTGATCCAAAGTAAATGTTAACATCAGATTCAACAATAGAAATAGTTGTGTCTGTGTCATATCCAAGTCCACCAGATCTCACTACAATAGATTTTATACTTCCATTTTCTGTAATAATATCTAAATCAGCAGATGTAGTACCTGTGCTAGAAAGAACAGCGACTGGATTTACATAGTTTGATCCACCGGATATTTTCTCTACACCAGTAATAGCACCAGAAGAAGTATCAACTGATAAATTGTAGATAGCTGGATCTGCTACAGGAACACCCTTAACAATCGGTAATTTTGTATAAGAAGATCCAGTAGCAACTATACCGACCGAATTAATTTTACCTGTTGGTGAAGAAGAGTTTGTTGTATAAGAAATATCTCCAGTTCCGTCATATTGTGGAACACTATCTAAAAGATAAACAAATTTATTTGATGTAGCAAAATCTACAACTTTTGTTCCTGAAAGAGGGTCGTCAATAATTTTGAAGTAACCTTCACCAGAAGATATTACGTTAGGTCCTAAAACAAAATAGTAATAGTTTTGGAATATTACATCCTGTACTTCTTGAGTAATTCCGACAATGTTAGGACCAAATCCAAACCTTACAGAAACAAAAGATCCGGCAGTTCCTGGAGCATTTAGTGAAACTACTTTTTCTGGAGTAAAAATGTTATAATTTAATGATGACGAAAAATCAAACACCGTATCCGCCATTGATGGATGACTTGTGTCGAATTTATAAGAATAGTATTTCTGTAACTCAATAATTGGATTTACTACAAAATTTGTTTCATCATCTTTAGAAAATTCTAAACTTGTAATTGCTTCTTCAGCACTAGAAATCTGTACTAATTTTTGTGGAATACTTTGATCAACAAATGCCGTACTATTTTGAATAATAGTTGGATTTTGAATTCCATAATCAAACACTACTGTTAATATATTAGTTTCTTGATCAAATGAACTAAAATATGGAGCAGCAGCGTTTTCTCCTAATGGTCTATACCCATCACTAAAATTGTAAAATCCTTCTTCTAAAGTAACTTGAGCATTGTCATAGTGATTAGCAACAACGGTATTTTTCTCTCCTCTTGTTACAGTTACGGATTTTTCTGTAGTATCTACAAATCCAACCTTTACAATTTCAGAATCAATTTTTAGATAATCACCAGTAGAAATATTGTTGACATTTGTTAAATACAACTTGGCATTTGCTTTGGCAAATCCAACATGATCAACAACCAAAACTAAAGTTTGTCCGGTATTATTGAAAACTGGAATAGAATTTACAGTAAGAACATCTCCTGTTCTGTATCCACTTCCCTTATCTGTAAATTCAATATCACCAATTGGTCCAACTCCCAATCCAACTGGATCGTAGATTGTCATTGTTGCTTTAGCATTACCAAGATCTCCGGGAGACCCTACTCCTGGTCTTGCTAAAGATTGATCTACAAATATCAACTCTACATCTTCATAAACGCCATCTACACCAAAATCATAGGAATTGCCACTGTTTAATACATCAACACTTCCAACACCAGTATCAACAAGTTTTGAATTATGATTTAAGTTTTTAAGTGTAACTTGTTGAATTTTTCTATTTCTAACATAATATGTTGTTTCTGTAGATAGTTCATCCGGAATGATTGACATATCTACAAGATCACCAATATTCAACTCATGATTATTAGATGTTTCTACAATAGCGATATCTTCATTAACATTAAAAATGCTAATATTGGAACTTAAAGAGTTGATAAAATTTATTTCTGCTCTTGAAGTATCGGCAAGATTACTACTTTTCAAGAAATAATCTTCTAAAATTTCAAACGTACCCGATAATACTTTTACAGTAACAGAATTTTGTAATGATGTGCTTTCTAAAATTTCTCCAGATGCTACAGAATCTCCATCTTCATTTACTAAAGATAAAGTTGCTCCTCTTGTAAATGATGCTTGTATATCTACAATTAATCTAATTACTTCGGTAGTTCCTGTTAGTGTTCTATTTTGATTAAAAGTTCCTTCCAGATCTCTCAAAATAACAATATTACTACCAAGAACATCACCTACAACTTCACCACCAAATACAATATCTCCTTCTTCGTCTTGTTGAGTAACAATGTCACCATCAAAATAATATGTTGATTGTACTGTTTCAACTTTTAGTGCTAATGTTTGCTTGGATTCAATAGAAGTTACATCTTTTCCTTCAATTGATGTTACTTTTGCTTTGGCACCCTCTCCATTTGTAGAAGTATTGTCTACAACTAATTGAGCGTTAACTTTAAAATTTGCTGGAGATTGAGCAACTGTAGCAGAGTTAATACCACCAGAAGACACATCTTTAATCCTATACCTAGGATAAGTGCCGTTAATATCTTGTGGATCAATTCTCTTTACATTTGATGGTAAATCATCTTGACCAAAGTTTTCATAATTTGAAGCAACAGGTAAAGAATAATAGTTTTCCCCAAGCATATACGGGAAAACACTATTGTTTACAGCATCAATAGTAACAAAGTAAGCATAGACTCCTTCTGGATAATCTGGTGTTACACAAAAACGTCCATTATTAGCATCTAGTCTTGTTTTACCAGTCTGTTCAGTAGCAACAAAATTGTAATCCTCAATTAATGTTCCTAGTGGGTATACGGTCTGTGAAGGGCGACCTGAAGACCCTGTGCCTAATTCATATCCAGAAACCATTCTAGCAATGCTAGAAGTCGAATTTAGAGGGTCTGAGTAACCATATGGTCCGTAAATTGGATTGCCATCAAAAGCATATCCGATGATTGGTGAGTGAGAAATTGTTGGAGTCTCTAAGTATCCAGCAGTGATACTGTCAAGTAGTCTTCTTCTTAATAATTTTGGATTTCCTACAACACCATACCCATCGTTAAAAGCATATCCATTATTATTATCAAATGCTTCTGTATTCGTTAATCTATTTTTTGTCCATCTTTTTACGTTAGCAGTAGCAAAAGCACCTTTGCCTACTGGCCTTACTTCAATTCTTACTTTTCCTCTTGTGTATAATCTACCAGGATTAACATTAACAAGTTGGGCAATCTCACCTTTAGAGTTTAAAACTGCTCTATACTCGGCAAATGATCCTTTACCTAGTATATCTTCAATTACAATTTCTGGAGGAGAAGAATAATATTGTCCTGGATTTACAATTTCTATACTTGTAATTCTTCCTTCTGTAATTACAGGAGACAATACAGCACCTTCACCAGAAGTAATTCTGATAGTTGGATCTCCAGAATATATTTCTTTTTCTAAAATTTCAATGGAATCTAGTCTTTCTCCCAACAAAGAAGATCTAGCTTTTCCTGGTTGTTCGTTAATAAGTACAAATGGAGCGGCAGCATAATTTGTTCCTTTATTTGTAATATTAATCTTTTCAATATTACCAAAACTTACGTATTCTTCATCTTTATAACCGTAAAGTGGTGATCCGTCAACTAGAATACCTACAGGACCAGGATTAGTCTCATAAATTTCGGTAGTATTAATTGGATTTTTTCTAAGTACTTTTAGTAGTTTCTTATCTACCAGATTACCTTCATATTCTAGAGTTACCAATTCTGAGTATGCTGGATACGAAGAAGAAGCAACATAATAATACTGCTCGTCTTCATATAGAGCAGATACATCAGAAACGATGTCATTTACTAAATTATCAATATTTGGATAAATTGATGATACTCTTTGATTCGTATTATTTACAAACCACCTTAGAGTTCCATTAGTATCTTTTAAAAATGGAGTTGTTGAAATTGGATTATCTGTGAGATTTAGTAAATCTCCAACCTCACAATAAGGATTTTTAATATTTGGAACTACATTGTAGATAACATCAAGAACATATAACGTCGCTTGATCTGTAGTTGCTTTTGATCCAGAATAAACATCAAACCCAACATTATAATTTAAATTTAATGTTTGGGTACTTTGAATTGTAAATTGATTCACTGTTTTATCACTATAAGTGATTACAGCATTTCCTATGTTTAATATACCTTTCTTAGGAAATGATGCTGTAGAAACAACGTCAATTTTATCACCAGAAACAGATAAAGCACTTAGTTGATTAATTAGTGTGGTTTTTGCTGGCGCAACAAAATTTCCTACTACCGATCCAGAATCAACAACTAATTGATACTCATTATTACCTAAAGAAATTACTTTTTCGATAGATGCTGTAGCAAAAGGATTCTGCTGAGTAATAACAGATCCTTCTAGTGTATCAGGATCACCATTAACTAAAACTACGTTGATCTTATAATCTGATGCCCAGTCAGATACAGATGCCTTAAATGTAAAATCTTTTGGGTTATAAACAGAAACATCCTCTCTTAAAGGATCTTTTGATATAATTGTATTGAATAAGAATACAATTGATCTATCTGTACCCTTTGCTTTGTAAAAATTACCAATATTACTAATAAGAGTTCTCTTATCTACAGCTTCTTTTAGTGATTTGTCCGGGAAAGAAGATAGGTACTCGTTCTCAAAATTTCTTACGAAAGCATACAAAAATAAATTGCTGATGTTATATACAACAGAATTGTCGCTATGAGAAGCAGACTGAGTTGATACAAACTCAGATTTTGTATATAAATCACCTAAAGTGTTATTACCACTAACTCCTCTAGATACCTCTAAAAATTGGGTATTGGTTCTCTCTTTATAGAAACAAATTTCATCCCCAATTTTAATGTATCCGTTCTCTTCTGGGAATGACTGTGCATCATCAACTGTGATTGTGGTGGCAGAATCTGATAATGAACCATTCAATACTGTAGATTGAATGAACTTAGACTCATCATAAAAATTGATGTCCTTATATTTTGTGATATTATGAATAATATCAAGAGGTTGACCTGGAGATTCTAGCTGCTCGTAATACTTACCTATAAACTTTGAAAAAAGTTCGTAGGTATCAGAAATAAACCCAGGTAACTGACTTTCAATTAGGGTTGAGATTTTTTTAGTTTTAGCAGCCATTTAATTACTCTGGTAAAGCAGTGAATGTACTCTTAGAAATATCGACATCAAGGTAGACATTACGAATAGCATTTAAATCATTATTAAATGGTTTTACCCGAACTTCAATTCTATTATCCGAAAAAGTTCCTTTAATTATTGTTAATGAAGGGATTTTGATTTCTCCTTCTTCATAATCAACTGTACCGATTTCGGTGTTCAGAATAATCTTTTCTGAACTTAAACGATCTAACTTATATAGGACCAATTTACCATCGATATCTTCAAAATACACGGTATCATTGGGGTATTCACTAACAGTAAATCCTGTAGTAGCGATTACGGGACCATCACAATCACTGTCAAATTTGTTCTGATAACATAACTCATAATATGAATCTGTGTTGATTAAAGGAGTAAAATCCTTTCTCATCTTAACAGTAGTCATATTTGAATTAATTGCCCTATCAGCATCATCAATTACACCGGCAAATTTACTATATCTAAACTTACCGTTAAACTTTTCTGTTTCTGATTGCTTTAGATAATCAGTTACTGAATTAATTACCTTTGATTTAATTTCTTCAGGTTTTTGTGTTGTTTTTGAACGAGAATAGAATATTTTGCTCGATAACTCAACAAATAAAATTGAAGGATCTACAATTACTGGTGTTACAGATCCAACCATGTATGGTTTTAATTTTCTTACAATATCTTTCTTTACCGAAGAAGGAATGGCAGAAGAGTTTTCTGGTTTGATTACAATCTTAACTACACCGTACTCTGGGTTTCTTTCTTCTTCTCCACCATAAGTAATAACATCAGCAATCGATGTGTAAATGTTTCTTCCCTTGATGATAGCAGCATAGTCGTCAGCGGTCACTGCTCGGTCCTGTGTGCCGAAGTAACGTGGAGCGTTGAACTTTATGCTGGAAACACTTTCAATCGCTTCACCGCCCGTAGAGGGGGTGTTCAGCGAGTTAAGCATTGAGACCGAAGTTGCAAATCCGATGTTGCCATCATTATCTTGTAAAACACCACCGAAGGTAAATGTTTTTGCTCCGTTTGTGTCTGGTCCGTTTGTAATTAGATAACTTACTTCTACTACTTCTAAATTCTCTAACTTTCGTCCAATTACACCATCACCAAACTTGATTTCATATCTCTCATTATCAATTTCTTCAATAAAGTAAACTAAATCACCAGAAGACACAGATAAAATATTTTCGGCAAGTTCATAATCAGAATATGTTGTGCTGTTTGCCGACTCAAATACTCTTACACGAACTGAAGAAATATCAACCTGAGGATTGTCAATAATGTATTTCTGATTCTTTAATGATGTATTTACTGTATAGTTATTGGTAATCAGTCCTCCTTCATATACAGGAATGTCTCTGAATGATGCTATACCATTA